GTTGGTTTAGCTTTATCTTTTATATTCCATTCAGCAATATATGCACCTTTACCATCATCTTGCAAAGTTACTTCTGTTAAGAAATCTACACTTCTTCCCATATATGCTTCTATTTTTTTATCAAGACCTGCCATATTTTCTCCTTTCTACACTCCTAATTTATATGCACCAAAAATAGTATCTCGTGAAGTGTTAGTTCCTCCAGCAACTGGTGTTCCACTACTCATGCCAGGATATGTATAAAACTCAACATAATCACTAGAACCATTCATATCAAATATTCCAGCTACATATGGGCCACCTCCATTACCATTTGTATTTCTAAAATCTATATAACTTGAATATCTAATCCCACTTGTTCCATTTTTCCAAATTTCGTGCAACATCCAATAAACAGTTCCTTGACCTTGAGAAATAAGTTGTGATTGTCCAAATACATAATATTTACCAGCAGTTGTTGGTGTAAATCTGTAATTAGTTGAGTTGTCATATTGCCCACCAGAATCAAATATTTCTGTATCACATTGTTGTTTATTTCTTGCATTATTTGTTAAAGCTATATTTGCACTTCTAACTGCCATAAATGCTGGTGCATTTGGTGTTGAGGAAATACTTGCAAAACTATTATCACCTCTTAAAAATGTACTACTGTTTTTTGTACCTGTAGCTGATAACTGTGCTAAACCAACACTACCACTTGCAGGATTAATTGTTCCTACTGCTCTGCCTATATAGACACAGTACATATCATCTGTATTTAGTGTAGCCGTAGTTAGTGTTAAACTTGTACCAGAGGCAGAGTACGCATATGTAGGTTCTTGTCTTACATTGTTTATATATAATGCTATGTCATTAGCATTTGTTACTGATTGAGATAATGTATAATTTGCAGTTGCACTTACAGAAAAATCTTGTTTGACAAGTGATTGTGTAGATGTAGTAGGAGTAACACCAAGATAAGCCATTAGGTTATCTCCATAATTGACAATGCAACATCTAATGCCGTTGCGGCACTTGCTTGTGCTTTAATAACATCAGTTGTTTGCACGACAACTTTTTGTCCTCCAAACACTTCAAGTGTAGTGTTAGCCGGTATATCTACTGCTTTTAACAAAAAGATGTTAGTATTGGTTTCTGTATCAGAAGTATCACTTACTAATTGTACGTCTGCAGTTATTGCACTTGTTGTTTTATTACACAAGGCCATACCTAACACAACTGTACTTGTGCTTGAAGGCACAGTATAGATTGTATCTAACGCACTATGATTTACACTTGCTTTTGTTTTTACTTTAAATGTATTAGCCATAATGTTTCCTATATTAACCTAAAGCAATAGCTAATGCAACAGGGTCGGGTGCTGTGTTAGTAATTGTTACTGTATCCGTTGCACTTACAGCCACTTGCATATTTGTTCCTGCAGTAAATGTTAATGTATTTCCATCAGTTATTGTTTGTGTTGTTGATCCATCAGAAATAGTAAAACTATCAAATGTACCTGTGCCATCTTGCCCTGCCGCACCTGTTGCACCTGTTGCACCTTGTGGTATGCCAAGTGCTAATACGCCTGTAGATGTATTATAAGATGCTGTAGCTGATGCTCCGGGAGATAATGTGCTTACTGTTACACCACCTCCAATAGGTTGTGCACTTACAGAAACATTACCAGAACTATCAAAAGATAATATTTTATCGGCTCTTGTTGCCGGTATTGATAATGTAGGTGTTGTGTCATCACCATCTGTTAATCTTATACTTCTTGTAATTTGATCTTTATTATCGCTAAATATAGCAACAGCTTTATCTAATTCTGTATTTAAGGCAGTAATATCAAATGTGCCATTAACAGGAAAATCTGTTGTTCTTTCTATAGTAATACGTCTAACAACTACAACTTTATCATTAGCTGTAAGTCCAGAACCAAATGTAATAACTGCACCTGTACCAAACTCATACGCACTATCGCTAGAAGAATTACTAGCTGTTACTTTATATGTAGTAGTTGTAGTAGGATTAGCATTGTATGTAGCTAATGTACCATTCTTATAAACTTTTAAGTCAGCTATACCAAAAAATTCAAATGTAATAGTAAACGCAGTCTGTCCACCTGTAGCTGTAAAAACTTGTCTACCTGTATTTTGTGCTGATGCTATTGTCATTCTTCAATTCCAAATGCTATATCATATAAATTTCTTATACCATCTCCTATATAATGTAAATTACTAAGTGGCAAAAGTCGTTTTATTGTATTATGTTTTTCTTCATTAGACAAGTCAGGGTCAGCAAAAATACGTATAACATCATACATAGCTTCTGGCCCTGCTCCTATAACTTCTCCTATTGCAGAGTGTTCATCTGGGTTTGCAAAACGTGGTTCTGCACCAATCATAGGTCTTATACCTATTGGTGTGCCAAACATACCTTGTGATATAGTTTCTATAGAATAATTTAAATCGCCTAATAAAGCTAATGCTCCCGATAATTCTATTGATCTAACAATTTTTTCTGCTGTTGATTTATTTTCATAATAATCTGGATTTTTAATTCTATCAGATAATCCACCTAATCCTATTATAGCAAACAATCCTGTTATTGTATGTGCTAATGGTTCTCTTCCTTGTGCCATAGATAATAATACTTTTGTGTTTGCTCCCATTGCCCAAGAATAAAATTGTGTTAAAAGTTGTATAGGCATGGCATTTAATTTTATACCAAACTGTGTTTTATCTATATTACCTGCAGTTACAAATTGCATAAATGTTCTAAATGCTTTGTTTTCCCATAAATTATTAACTAATTCGCTGTTTATTCTTATTACACCACTCATCATATTTGGTTGATCTGCAGACGTAGGTGTTACAATTTGTCTATCTGTATCTTGTCTTACAGCATTCATAAATCGTTCTCTTGCCGTCATGCCACCTTCAATAGTATCCCATTTAGATACATTAGCTAAATATACAGGTTTAATATTCGGCCCTTGTGTCATTGTATCAAATGGCATACGAGCAATAAGTTTAGCTGTTTCTTCATCTATGCCATATGACAACATTCTTTCTTGACTTTTTTTATTAAGTTTGCCTTTTGACCAAGCTATAGAATCTTCTATAAATCTATGTAATGACAATAATGATGTAAAAGTTTTTTGCCAATGAGTTATAGGTTGTAATCCATTTGCAATAAAAAATATTTCTTGTGCTCTTTCTGCATATTGCCCAAAATATTTGTCAAGTACACTACCACTTCTTGTTGCATCAAGAGATATACCACCATCAGCTACAAATTTATTAGTTGATACAGACGACATTTCTATTAAAGGTGCAAATTGTTGCATATCTTTTAGATTGGCTTTAGAAAAATCATCTAGTACTCCAAAAAATGCTCGTGTTCCCATACCTTTATCCATAACAGTTTCAAAGCCGTGAGCCATTATTGGTCGTGCTGTTTCAGGTAAAGCCGCAACACTACTTGTTCCCATATATGCAAGATTAATCATATTTTTAATAAGCATTACAGCACGTGATGTAAAAGATGCAGGATCTCCTGTAAAAAAAGTACCTATTATTTTATCTTTTTCATCAATAAATGAGTTTAATATTTTATTTATTTCTGTATCTTTTACACCGGTTTGTATTAATTCTAATTCTAAATTGTTTAGATAATCTCGCATATGTGGATCGCCATATCGTTTTGTAAATTCTATCGCTCCACCCATTTTTTTTTGATACATTTTCATTAAATGATTTATATCAGTTTCAATAAAATCTATAATTTCTTTTGGATCTATTGGTGTTCTTTCTAATAAATGACGAGTACCTATTTTACCTTTACCTGTATATGTTTTGTCTATTTGATTAATATTATCTATATCATTAAATCCCGCAGTTTCGTGTAACATACGACCATATTCAATATCTACTTGTGCTCTTATAAGTAGTTCTCTTTCTTGTCCAAGATAAACATTTTTAAATGCTTGAGATGTTTGTTTGCTGTTTAATTCAAAATCTGTCAATATTCTGTATTCTTTGTGTAAGCCTCGTCTTATAATTTTTGTTTTTATATTTTGATATTTCGGATCAGCTTTACTTTTTGGTGTTATCTTTTCAAAATTATTTCGTAAGATTGCTTTAAATTTTAGTGGATTAGCTAATATTTTATCTCTACGAGGCATTAAAGGTACATAACCTTTTAATATAGATGTGTCATTAGGTAATATTCTAATGTCTTGTGTATGACTTTCTAAATCTTTCGCTAATCTTGTTTTTAATTTTTCGGCTCGTTGTATTTGTGCTTTTGTTTTTTTTATACTTGTATCATCTAAGTAATCTGTAACTTCTTTAAGAACAGGTCGCAATCTTTCTATAATAGCACCAACACTATTTTGATTAGCAAACATTCCTAAATTACTTGCTTCTTTTAAATATACATCAAAAAATTCTTCTGATGCTTTCATTCCTTCTCGTATTGCCGCTTGTTGTTCTTCTGTAAATTTTTGTAAACGGGTAGGATCAATTCGTGATTCTCCTACTAATTCAAAAAATTCATCTTTCGTCATATGTACTTTACTTTTTTCTCGTTGACCTAGTAAAAAATTTTTGGCTCTATCTTTTGCTATACGTGTGCTTATTGCCGCACCTGTAAATCGTTGTTGGAAATTACTTGTAGTAGGATCAAATCCATAAAATTTACTATACGCATTTTGTAGGGCATTAGATGCTTTCATATAATTAGCAAAATGTATATTTAACATATTAATTTGTATAGATTGGGGAGATGCAATACCCATTTTATTGAGATGTAAACGAGTAGAACCATTACCTGTAGTACCATACAAATCTCGTGTTAGTTTAGTTTTTTGTTCATTAGACAATGTTTTGCTTTTAAATACAGTTTCTAAACCACGACGTAACGGACTTAATTTTTCTAATGTTTTTAACATACCTTCATAATCAGTAACAGAGTACGCGTTCTCTGGTCTTTTGATATAATTAACTGTCCATTCTGTTGCACGACGTTGATGCTGTATTTTATTTTCACCTTTTTGTTTTGGCACATAAACTTTTTCTGCTATTGCTCGTGTAACATTAAAATGAAACCAATCATCCACAGATTTAAAAAAATCTGGTAATGGTAAATTTAATTGTTTAAATTGTTCAACGTGTAGTTTTTTAGCAAATTGTGCTCGTGCTACCACTTCATCAAAAAACACAACTTTTTTTTTCTCTTTATATTCTGCAACTTTTGCAACTGCTGTAATATCAAAAGGTAATTCTTTATTTGATGGATTATTTAATTTATTTCGTATTTGTGCATCTGTGTATATATTAGAAAACGATTCAAATCTTTTATCAATATCACCAGAATTATTCAAAATTTTAGCTTTAACATGGCCACTTGTTGTATTTGGTTTTTTATCTTGATTGTAAAAATTACGATCTGTTTTACTTTTTGCATATACAATACCAGATTCTAAATTTCTTGGATCAAAATCAAATGTTGTATTATTTAAATTCATTTTATTTTCAGCTTTGTCGTGTTGCTTAAAATATCTTGCAAACCACTCATCTGTATTTTTAGTACCAAATTGTTTTATTGTTTCTTCTTCACCAAACTTTCCTCTAAATTTAGATAATGCTCCAACTAATATGCCACTAAAAAGTGAAGCATATCCTGCACTTTGATACATTTCAGATGTACTAACTGTAGGATCAAGTTTATGACGTAAGTATTGATTTGGTAATTCTAATGCACCAACTTGAGCACCGGCTTTAATTGCATTATAAAAAAAACTACCACCTCGTAGCCAAAAAATTGGTACATAATTAATTGGTTCTAATGCTTGTGCTCCTAAACTAGATAGAAAGGTTGGGTCGCCTCTGCGTTCTTTTCTATATAATTTACGATCAATACGACTTTTTATTCTACTATTCATTTCTTGATTATACGAACCTACAAATGCGTTAGCATAATCTTCATAACCTACAATATCACTAAAAGGATTAAATGTAGGATCTGGTGGAGGTAGTTTTTCGTTTTCATATAATAATCTATCAGCGTATATACCCATTGTTGTTTCTGTAAAAAACGCATCTCTAAGATTCATAAAACCAGATTGTTCATTATTAAGAAATTGTGATACAGGTTTTGTTGTATAGGGAATATCTCTTTGTATAGGACTTATTTGATTACGAGAAAATTCTTCCCGTTGTTTTTCTTTTGGTAATTGTTGTTTAAGTTGTGGTGGTGCGTTAAACATTATTCAGGTATGTCTTTTGTATATTCATTAAAATATTTTATAAATGCTTCTTCATCATCAACTAAATTTAAATCACTTAATATTTGTTTATATCCTTTTTCTCCATTAACTTCTGTTTGATACCTTGTTTCTTCACTAATTTCTTTTATTAAATTACGAGTTCGCCCTTTTGAACTATCAAACTTATACGCATCTTGTAATTCATTAAGAGGTTTTAAATAAATTGTTTCGCCATTTTTTTTTAATTCTCTAAAATCTGTGCCATCAAAAAATTTAATTGTATATTCCATTTGTGCAACATCTCTAATTGGTGCTCTACCATCTGCAACTACAGGAGTAACAAATATAAATCCTTTTTTATATTTTGGTGCAGGTGTTGTTCTTTCTGCATTCCAATCAGATTCTAAAAATTTTTTATAAATCATTGCTTCAATAAATTTAGTATCTCTTTTGCCTGTGTTAGGATTAACAATAGCAAAATTTTCAATAGGATACATAACAACATCAGCTAATTCATTATCTTTAGCACGATCTAATAATGTTGCTGTTTCACCTTTTGTTTTTCCTGCAGTATTAAGTTCGCTTGTACCTATTATTCCCTTTTCTGCTAAATTTTGTATTATAAGGTCTGCATCTTCTGTAACATCTCCTTTGTCTAAATCTAAAAAATGAATGTTATTTGTTATTCTGCTTCGTAGGTATTCTTTTATAGTAGGATCTACGTGTTGATATTTGTTTCCATAAAACCAATTAGTTGGATTTAATGAAAACAAACCAAATTCAAAATTATTTTCAATAGCATTGTCAATGCCTGTATTTAAATCTTTTAATTTTTGACTTGTTTTAGTAGGATCACGTTCTTGATCTCTTTCTATTGCTTCAAACTGCGATATATCTGCCAAATCTGCATCTTCTAAAGGTCGTGCAATATAAATAGAACTTAAATATTTTAAATATCTTTCTGTTGCAGGTGATACATCTAAATGATGAACATTAAAAGTTTTACCATATTGATTGGCTACAGTAAGACGTAATAAATCATTTAGAAATTTTGTATCTTTACTAAATATTTTATTTTCAATAACAGTTTTTAATTTACCAGAAGCATATTGATGCAATATAGGAATAGAATAATGTGATACATTATTAGCATCAAACTCATTGCCTCCTGTTATTCCATATTTTGGATTGCGTGCAAATATAGCAAATGCCGCCTGTCGTTCTTCTGGCTTTGTACTATTTACTAAAGAATTAATTAAAGAAATAAATTCAATACTCGTTCCACCTTTTTCTTGTTCTGTGCCATTTATATAACTATCTAATCTAACTAACTTATTTTGTAAATTATCTGTAGATGTTTCTGTATCTAACATAGATATTCTACGTGTTATTGCTGTTCGTAAAGCAGTACGACTTTTACTATTAAGTGCAAAATCATTATTAAATTGATCTAAAGTTATAGTAACATCTGGAGTATCAATATTGTTTTTTCTACTAAATAATTTTACATCACCTACACCATCTATTAATGCTTTAAAAGAATTTAGATTATGTAAATTAATTGCTTGTCCATTTGGTGTTTGATCAGCTATTGAAAGTCCGGGCAAATAGCTACCATATTTTTCATAAAAACCTACAGTATCCTTTAGTGATTGTATGTTAGTATTATGTCCAATACGAGCACTACTACTTGTTTGTTTCCAATCAATACCAGATTCTTCTATTTCATTAATTAAATATTTAGCTGTATCTAACTTATTATTATTTAAATGAGATATGAGAGTATTTGATGTTACATCCATATAATCTTCATATTCTGCATTTTGTGCCCGTTGTTGTTCTTGAGCAAATGAATTTTCAATACTAGTAACATTTTGTGCATATATATCATCTATATCACCTTCTAATAAATTATAAAATTTTGGTGGCAAGGCTTCTTTAATTGTTTCTAATACCGGTTGCATTTGTGCTATAAACTCTTGCGGATTATTACCAAACTCTGTTTGTACCCGTCTTTTTATATCTCCTGCTTGTTGTTGCAAACTTCGTGAAATTTCTTGTTTTGTTTTTAGTGCCGCAAATTTTTCATATTGTTGACGATTTTCTTGAAAGAAAAACACTTTGTTTTTCATAGGTTTTGGGCGTTCTATTGTATACTCATTACCCTGTGCATCTACCTTATCTATAGTTTCAAAATCTACTGTAAAATTTTCTATATCTTTTTTAGTTTTAACTTTTTCAACAGCACGACCTAATGATTCAGCACCTTTAAATAATACCTCATTTGCTTGTTCTTGTTCTCTTTGTGCAACTTCAAATGCTCGTGCAACCTTTTGTGCTCCAAAGGGTTGTTGTACCGCTATTTGAGATACATAGTCTACTTTTGGTTTATATCGTTCTGCCATAATCTATGTTAAAGAATAAATATCCATTCCTAATCCTATTACATCACCTACTGCTTGACCTGCTTGTCCAAGAAGTCTTGTTCTTCTAGCTGATAATTTTGCTTGTCCTTCTATTTGTGCTGCTTGTCCAGATAATACTGCTTGTCGTGCACCAAACATAGCATTTTCTGCTCGTTCATATCCCATTAGTTTAGCATTTTGTAAATCCTTTTTAAGTAATCTTTTATTTTCTTTAAGGAATGCACCATAGGATGGTGAATCAAAAAGCAAACCAGAAGATGCAAATTGTGCTTGGTTCTTTTTTTTCTTTTGTCTTGCATCTTCTTTAAGTGCATTCATTTTTTGTTCCATTGCTAATACTTCTGCTTGTGCACGTGATTCATACATTTTTTTTTGTTCTGCCGCTATTCTTGTTTGCATATCCATTTGTGCTCTAATGAGATCATTTTCGTTACTAAATAGACTACCAAAGAATCCTAATACTGCTCCACACATTAGAAATATACCTCCGAAGTTATAGCCAATATTCTAAAAGGCACAGGCACAGTTTGTGTTATAGAAACAAAAGGTGTTTGTGTATAACCTAATGTATGTATATCTTTTTTTCCTGTATATCCTACCATTTGTAATCCATTATCATTAAGCAATACATCATTAGTATTTACTTGTAAATTATATGTTTTAGATAATTCTAATATAGTTTTACCTATTTTACGAGGATAACCATATGTAGATCCTAAACCTCTTATTGGTTGAACAGAATCAATAGGTAATGTTTCTATTTCAACTGTATAGTTTAATCCTATATCACACGCACTTGCCGGTAATTGAAAATTAACTACCCCTCCTGACGATACTGTTCCTGAACCATAGTATCGTATATCATCTTCTTCATCAGATCCAGATGTAGCGTGTACAATTTTTCCACGTAAATCAGGGTTAGTATTAAGTCCTGTAAACACACGACTTGTTGTAAATTCTATTGTAGCATTATCAGATGCGGAAACTGTTTGATCAATAACAACTATATATTCACCAGAAGTTCCTGTAGCATTTGCACTTTGTATTATATATTCTGTAGATGCACCACCAATCTTAAACTTTTCTCCTGTTGTTGGTGCATTGGTAAACCCATCTAGTGTAAGTTGTCTACTTGACGTTACAGCACCATTTACTAATACTGTGCCGTGTGGCTGATATGATCCCGATAATATTTTACTTACTGAACAATCTGTGGGTAATGCAAATTGCGAATTAGATATTTGTTCTAAATAATATTTATCTGCACCATTTACTGTTCTTTTAACAACAGTATACAAAAATGAAGTAATACCTGCTGTAGATAAAAAACTACCATCTGTTTGCCATATTACCCACCCTGCTAGTTTTTCTTGTCTTTGTGCAGAAAATACACCTAATGAACCATCACTATTTGCAAATAAAATAAACTGTTCTGTTTTTGCACCTGTTGATTTTATAATACCTGTATCTGTAGGGTCATTAACTGCTTGTGGTGATAAAAATGTTAATACAGTTGGAACATAATCTTCTGTTGCTGTATTGTAAAAAAACTCTCTTACTGTTTTGCCATTAGGTTGTACAAATATTGCCGCACCATCAAACAATCGTGGCATACATTTTTGGGTAGCACCTAAACTAGATTGTCTTTCTAATTTTAAATCTGATGGTGTAAGTGGTCTACCTACTTGTGGTTTGAGATAAAACTCACCTGTACTTGTAAATATTTCTAAATGTTTACCAGATACTAAATGTCGTATTTCATTAATTTGATCAGACGATATAGCAATCTGTATAGAGTCTGTATCCTCACCTGCTCCAACATCAAAATTAAAAAAATCTGCTGTTTTGCTACCGGCAACAAAATCACTTATTGCACCGCCTGCAAAAAATAATCTTTGTTGATGAAATTTACACGTAGTAGGATAACCATTGTAATCACTATACACTTGCTCATCCCATTGTTTTGTTGGTGGGTGTCCTATAATTCTTACATTAGTACCTCCTCCATCTGCTGAATCTCCTCCTGTATCACTTGAACCCGCTGTATAGGTATATCTATCGTCATCTAATACAGCTATAGTAAATGTGCCATTTAAATTACCTGCCGCCAATCCATTACCATCTTCATTAAGTATAGACTCTGCACCTTCTATAGTTACACTAGCACCATTTGCAAAGCCGTGTGCAGGATGCAATACTGTAACTGTACCACTTCCTTCTTCACTTTTTAAAGGGTCATCATCTAATTCTATTCTTACATCTTTTTTTAATGTAGCTGTTACTGTTGTTGGATTGGTATAGGCAGTAATTAATAATTCAGATTCGTGATAACGTATACGTGTTCCTACCATAGTTGCTGAAAAGTAATCTGCACTTGTTGTACAGGTTACACCTGTTTGTGCTGTTGTTTGGTCAATATCTAGTGTAATAGAATCTTCAGCAAATTTAAAATATGGTTGATACACTTGGTCTTGATTTGTACTTTCTTTAAATGCAAAATCTGTAATAGTAAATGTTGTTGCTCCTGTTCGTGTAATTATTTTGGGTTTAAAATCATTGTGAGTAATTATCATTGTATCCGCTTGTTGCGTATAAGTAAGTTCAAATAGATTACTTGTAGTCCACGCACAGCTTGTAAAACTTTGCAATAATGTACCATTAGTAGAAAAAATTTTACATTTAGTATTTTGAAATGCAATTATATATTCTTGATTTTCATTAAATATAAATGGCTCTATTCTAGTAGATTCACCTAAATCATATCTAAACAAAGTTCCTTGTCGTCTTTCAACAGGGCCCTGATTTAAAACAAAAACATTTCTAGCTTTTTTAAGTGATTGCTGAAATGCGGCTATATCAGTTCGTGATATAACAGTTTCATCAACTTCTCCACGAGTAAAACTGTTTTGGTGTACACGTTGTATTGCCATTCATTAACTACTGCTACTTGGTACAACTGCTCTAATACCATCTGCAGTTCCTCTATTTCTTACTTCTATAAGTAAACTTGTGTTCAATTTTCTTGTAGTTTGTGTTTGTGATTCTGTACTACGTGCTAGTAATAATTGTTGTTGAGCACGTCTTTGATATAGTGTAGACAAATTATCATTTCTTGCTATTGCACCTGCAAATAAACTAGCAAGTTCAAATACAAGGGCTTGTACAAAATAGTCTGGTAATTCTGCTTCGTGTGGTTGATATGTGTAATGACAAACAACAATATCGTTAGTACTTGTGTTTGTAAATAATTCTTCGTTGTATCTATCAAATACAATAACATTATCCGAAACTGTAAGTGTGTGTATTAATATTGCATCATTAGGTATTTGGTATGCAGAATCCCATTTATCTAAAGGATCGGTTGCAAGTTTTGAAAGTTGTGCTTGTTTAGAAGCAAATCTCCATCTAGCTTTTGTTAACATAGAACGCAATGTTGTTTCATAAAGTTGATTAGCAACCTTACTTTCTGTTGTATTGTCAGTAAAAGAAGCAATAGTGTTTGCTCCAATTAAAACTAATCCTTGATTACATATATCTATTTTACTTACCATAATCTAAATATCGGGGGAGTCGCCTCCCCCAATACCCTATGTACCATTAATACAAGTAACTGTAGCCGCCGCTGTTGCACTTGATACAACAAGGACATCTACTGTTCTTGTGCCACCTGTAGACCCAACAGCAATGATTACATCATTCTGTTTAAGCTGATTGGTAGCATTGTTAAAATATCCAGATCCTGCAATAGTACCTACAGCATCTGCAGAGTTGTAGAGATAAACATTCTGATCTCCACCACCTGCAATCTTTTTTAAGTTTGCTTGAGTAAAAGCCATTAGTTTTCTCCTATTCTGTTATTTGACATTCTATAGCACCATCATTGTCAATCATCACAGCACCCATAGACATATATGAAGTGATTAGATTACTGACCTTTTCAGGAATATAGTTTACTTCAGTTCTGATGTCAGAACCCATAGCAAGACCAACTGATGATCTGTGCCAAGCGTGGCAATCTCTAGTTGTACCAGAGAGTGATAAACCAGAGAATGAGAACCATAAAAATCCTAACCATCTCTTAGCCGTCATACCACCCGCATATGGAAGTTCTTTTTCACCAATGTACTCTGCTCTTGAAAACTGATCTATTTGTAATAAATCAGCCCAACCTGCAGAAGATACAACAAAGTATCTCTGACCATCATCAGGCACATCTGCTTCACCAAATGCTTCGTAAACTGTTAGGGCTTTAGCAAGTGTTAATGCCGCAGACCCGTGTGCTACGTTGTTACTATTAGACCCTGCATCAAGTACATCAACAATAAGTTGATCTGTTTTTCTACCTAATGCCGCCGCCGCTGATTGAGAAAGCACTTGTCTTTCATCAATGTTAGTTTTCAACTCATCTAATCTATCAACATAATCTGCCGCATAGTAATCAGATAGAGTTACGTCAACTGTATTGTGCGTGATTTCCATAGTTGGAACATTAGCGTGTCTTGACTTTTCAGTCGCAGACCCTTTGCCCACTTTCTGGAATCTCGCTTGGTTGCCTTTTACATTATTAAGCTGTCTTACTGTATTTCTCAGTTTAGAACCCATACGTTGGTATGCCATATGTACTTCAGATTCAAACTGCTTAATAAAGGCAGTAGTAATGGAAGTTGCCATTCCTATCTCCTATTTAGTTAATATTACAGTTTATGAATTGTCCGTAGAATTCTGATTAAGGGTTCTCCAACGTGGGCCACACACATCATCTATGGGTTCACCATTAAAACCTTTCGGTTCTA